CAAGATGTACAGGAACTAGCACTTGGTCCTGATGCGATTATGCGTTCTGCTAATCCGCAAGGTATCCGCCGTGTTCCATTAGAACTTCCACCTGGAGTCTTTACTGAGTCCAGCGTACTAGAGCGAGAACTACGTTTAGGTTCACGCTATCCAGAAGTACGTAGCGGTAACGTTGATGCTTCAATCATTACAGGTCGCGGAGTACAAGCCCTACAGGCTGGCTTTGATACACAGGTGCGTGCAGCACAAGCACAGTTTGCAAGACTATTTACCGAATTAGTATCTCTCTGCTTTGAGGTAGACGAGAAAATCTTTGGCAATATGACCAAGGAAATCAAAGGCGTTGATGACGGTACTCCGTTTAATATGAAGTATGTACCAAGTCGTCAGATTGCTGGCGAGTATGGTGTAGATGTTCGCTACGGCATTATGTCTGGTATGAATCCAAACAATGCCATTATTGCTTTACTACAGATGCGAAGCGACAAACTTGTATCAAGAGATTATGTACGCAGAGAAATACCTATGGAGTTAAATGTCACTCAAGAAGAACAGCGTGTGGATATTGAAGAGATGCGTGATTCTCTTCGTATTGCTGTTGCTCAGTATGCTCAAGCCATTCCAGCACTTGCTTCACAAGGTCAAGATCCTTCTCAGATTGTTTCCAGAATCGCCGAGGTTATCAAGGGTCGCCAAAAAGGTAAACAACTTGAGACGATAGTTGAAGAAGTATTTGCTCCAGAAGTCCCAACAGAAATGATGGGCGAACAAGTTCCAGCAGCAGGTATGGCCCCCGTTCCTGCCTCGCAGCCAACTCCAGAACAAATGGGTGCGGCCCCTGCTGCTGGCTCTCGTCCAGATATTGCTACATTACTCGCATCTATTGCAGGGTAGGGAGGTGTAAAATGAAAAAAGGTGGTCGCGCAAAGGCTCCAATGGCTAAGCCAACTGAAGGCAAGAAAGATATGAAGAGGCCAGCAGGAGGCAAAGTTGCTTTTGGCTATGCTGGTAAGGCTCGTAAAGGCAAGAAGGCTTAGTGTTACTAGAGAGGATAGAGCGTGGACGAAGATAAAGATTACGTACCACGCTCTGTCACTCTTGCAGATTTCTTAGTAGTTGTATCAGGTTTCTTTGTAAATATAGTCCGAGCCGTAGAGATGCTCGCATCAGAACTTTTAGATTTAGCAGTGTATAACGCAAATAGAACAACAAAGGTTTCCAGAGTATGGGAACAATTCACATCAGATTTAGAGAAGATGGAGGATCCAAATGGCTAAGCAACCAATGAACCCGTTGGCTGGAGCCGCAGGTCCTGGACCATACTCCACACGTACAGACGATTTAAGATTTCAGTCAGACACTTATGGTGCAGGAACAGAGAACGCTGCAATCAAAGGCGCAGTTCCATTATCTCAATCTCCAGAATTTAGAGGAGAAGCACCATCAACATTTCGTCGTAATGTAGAACGTAATGCTCGTTTGTTTGATGATAGTGCATATCCAGAAGAAGATATTATGGCAGGTACGGATCGTGGTCCTGGTCCTGGCTCCGACGCTCTTGGTATGAATCAAATTAAAGAATCTGACAATGAAGTTTTAGCAAAGTATTTACCTGCTATGGACGCTATGGCTGCTGCCCCAGATACTCCAGAATCATTCCGTATCTTCGTTCGTAGCATACAAGCAAACATATTCCCTGCCTAATGAATCAATTCGTCAAGGATGTCACCGCATTTGTAGACGCTCTGGGTTATGACCAGCCAGCGATTATTATTTCGCTTGCCAAGATTCCTTGGGAGTCCGAAACAGACCGCGATCAGTTTATTGGTTTTCTAACACAAGAGGTGCCAAGTGGCTGAAGAAAAGAAAATCAATTACTGGCAATCTATAAAAAAAGAAATTGGTAAAGCAATAGGTAGCGCCGCTGGCGCACTTCCTAAGGCTGCTCTTAATCTTGCTGGCGGAATGGCACAGGCTCGTGTTGCACCTATAACACCAGGCGTTGTGCCAGATTTTGCTGCTAGTGAAAAGGCTTTAGCAGATAGAGTAACACAAGATTTTGGTCAAAGATATGTCAATACTTTACTAAAGCCAGCAGAAGTTGTACGTGCTGACGTTGTATTTAATCTTGCAGCAGAAGAAATTGATAAACTTTATACAGCAGTACGTCCTATTGTTACACGCCCAATTTCTACGGCGCTCCTTGCAGAAGCAGATAATATCTCAGGTGAAGGATTTAACTTCATTGAGAACTGGAAACTTGCTAAGAATGTATCTCCAGGTCAAGCACTTGGTGGGTTAATTGGAACTGCTGGAGAAGTATCAGGTATAACTCCAGAACTAGAAGAACGCGGCGTTCCACTTCCAACATTCTTAGATCCAACTTTTAACATTGCAGACCCAGACCAACGCAAGCAGGCTTTCCAAGATGAAATTTTTGGTAAGTTTCTTTCTGGTGGAGCAGATGGATTACTCTCGTGGTACACAGATCCATTAGTTCTTGCAGGTAAAGGACTGGCTGTAGGTAGAACCCTTGGCTTGGATCAACCAATTAGAACTGTAGATGACATTGTACGTCTACGTTCTGAACTAGATGCACACAGTTCCTGGTTAAAATCAGGTGGAACAATCGGTCGTGAAACCCCAATGGGTGTTATCGCACAGCGCCTTACCGAAGGTGATGCAGTAAAAAACTTTGATGATGTATTCGTTAGAAGGACTACTGCTCGTAATCTAGTTGCAGATGTTACTGGAGAACTAAAGACCTTTGATGAGGTAGCAGACTTTCTTGCTGCAGCAGCAGGCGATATGGCCTCCCTTAAGAAACTTGAGCGTACTAAAGCCTCCATTGCTGATGAAATTGTCACTGCAAAAGAATTATTAGACCCTATTCAAAAGAGAATGAATGACATTCCTTGGGGTTCTGCAACAAGACCAGAGCAACATCTGCCAACAATCGAAGAATTTAATAGACTTACTAGGGTCTTGGAAGATCTTCGTGTACGAGATGCTTCCCTAGATAAGGCTTTATCTGAAAACATTGGCGATTATCGCGTTATCAATGAGTTCACATCGGCTGCAGATGTCACATTGTTTGACAAGAATCTCGGCGTTGCTATTGAAAAGACTCGCGCTAAGGCTAGTGAAGCACGTCATAATCTTACTTTCTACACTGAGCAGTATCAAAAGAATCCATATACACGCCCAGTTGTAAACATTGTAGCCCCATTCTTCAACAAACTTCCACGCGGTATTGTCAGAGTAGATGGTGGTTTGGCATCTGATTCATTCAATGAAATCAAATATGCTCTTAATTCCGTAAAAGAACTACGCGGTATTGAATACGCTGGCGTAAAGAATGAATTGGGTCGTAGTTATCTTAATGCTCGTAATGCTAATGAGCGTATGCAGGCAGTTAGAAATATCGAAGAGCAGATTGCTGAGATAAGCGCACTGCGCTATGACATCCCACTAGAGGATGCTAGACAGATTTACCAGCAATTTAGCAATATGAGAACATCAATGATGTCTTCTATGCGCGATCACGGATATTGGGTGGATGATACTGGCAAGTTAATTACATCCCCATTCTGGAAATCTGAGATGCCTAACGTTGTTCCTATGATGGACTTCAAAGATTTTGATTCCGTAATGAGGCTTTATAGTCGCTTTTCGGTAGGCGGAGAAAAGGTTCTTGGGGCTGCTGCTATGGCACGCCTTGCTGGTAAAGAAGTTGCAGACTTTGCTGACTTAGCCAACTCTATATTTAAGGTATCAGTGCTTACTCGCTTTGGTTATCCAGTGCGTAACACCATCGATGGTCAACTTCGTACAGCGCTAGTGCTTGGTTCAATGGCTAAGACCGATGATTACTTTAAGAACTTTTCTAAAAACCTTAAGACCAGAGCACAAATCGGCAAGAACTTTATTATGGATTCTATTCAGTCGAAGAATCCTGGTGAATTGCGTGAGCAAACTGGTCGCCTTATTGCACAGAAGAATGGTTTTGTAGATGTTCGCAATCAGATCCTTGATGAACTAACACCACAAGCCTACTACGCTGGCGCTGCTGGCACATTCGGCAAGATGGTAGAACCTTCTATGGTTGAACTTGCTATATCATCAAAGACAAAGCCACTAATAACTGGCTCAAAGCGCAATTTGTATTTTGAACTTACAGAGAAAAAAAATAAACAGGGCGGACTTCTATTTGGTGAAGAAAAAACCAAGTATCAAAGAATACGCGAAGAGGCTTTTGGTAAGTATATTCGCCAAGAAGTAGTACCAAGTCTTCCTGAAGGAACCACAATGGTCTATGCAGACTACCTAAGTGGTAAAGTTTTCTATAAAGTTCCTGGAACCAAGGGTCGTATCCCTAAAGGTGCGTTTCCAACTATGGAACCACGCAAAGGTATTCCAGAGTCTATGCTGGGAATGGAAGTACAGGCTGGCAAGAAACTAAATTTACGAGCCAAAGAACCTGGTGCTCAACCAGATATCCGTGTTATTACATCATACGATATATCTCGTGGTCGTAACTATGAAGACATTGCAGAGATTATTGGCGAAGATCAAATGCGTAGAGTTCGTTCCTATACTCAACAAATTGATAATATAGAAAATGAAATCAACGATAAGATTCTTGAGTCACAACGTTTAGCAGCAATTCGCTCAGAACTAAAGATTGTTCGTAGTGGCGAAGGTCAAGATAAATACGTTACCCCAAAAGGCCAGACTGTTCTTGCTGATGGAGCATTTGCTGGTCCAGCAGGTATGTTGGTTCGCCAAGATGCAGCCTCTGACCGTACCCTAAACTGGCTTACTGAGGGTCAAGCATATCTTGCCTATGATGCTGCCAAAGGTGCAAGTTATGGAAAACCATTCCAAAGACTAGGCACAGAATACAACAAGGTTGTTACTCCAACAGACCCACAGTATTTTACTGAACTTGCAAACTTTGCTAATAACCGATTCCGTAAGGATCAGTTGGCTATGCGCTTACTTAAAGGCGAGTCAGATGATGAGATATCTCAGTGGTTACGTAGTAAGAATGGCAAATTCTATTTACGTGAGATTGATGCCGACATAACTCCAGGAGACATAAAGGCTCATATCCAAACAGCACGTTCACGTGTCTATAAATTATTCCCAGACCAACAGATTAGATCTTTGATTGCTCGTGAGGAAATGAATCCACAGCAATTCGATGCTTTAATGCGTAATCAACCAAACCTCGCTAACGTTCCTGGGCGCGAGATTATGGAGACAACCTTTGGTTATAGTTCTGGTGCTATCAAAAGAACTGTCGATACAACCATATCTAAGATATTCGAGGTCATTGGAACTACCCCAGAAAATAATCTTGTGTCTTGGCCTTTCTATGAAAAACTTTACAAGCGTCAATTACAGCGTGAGGTAAACCTTGCAGAGGGCGCTGGCAAGAACATTCAAGATCCAGACCTCATTATTCAGATGCAGCGAAGCGCACATAGTCAGGCTCTCAAGACTACAAATGAAACGTTATATCGCGTAACGAACAACAGTGGTCTGTCCAGCACACTACGTTTCTTGGTTCCATTCTTCAATGCACAGTACAATGCTGTTAAGGTCTATGGAAGTTTAATTGCCAAAGACCCATCACGGGCAATACGTGCATCTATGATTTGGAATGCACCTAACCGTGTGGCAACTGTAGTAGATGAAGAAGGTAAGGAAGTTCCACCAGGAGCGCCACCATCTACACCGCAGTTTATGTTGTTCACAATCCCAGAAGGATTGCAAGGTAAGTTTGGTATTCCAAAAACATATCAAGTCTCTATTCCAAAGAATAGCCTTAACATTTTCTTACAAGGCGAAAACCCACTTGCTCCAGCATTTGGTATTCCAGTAACAATCCCAGTATCTATGTTCGCTAATAAGCGACCAGAGGTTGTAGAAGATGCTCGTACTTGGCTAACAAATAACCTTGGCAAAGAGGCTGCAGATACAGTCTTTGGCTCATTACTTCCATTCGGTAGAGCAGCAACTAATCCTTGGGATCTTATTCTCCCAGCAGCAGCACGTAAGTATGAAGCACTGCAGGCTGGTCTTAGTGATGAAGGCTATGCACGAGCAGTAGCAGCGGCTATGAAGACCCAGCGTTACGAGTGGGAGATGAATGGTCGCGTAGGTAAAGAACCTACATTCAAAGATGCTCAGCGTTTGGCTGACCAACTTTACTCAATTCGTATCAAGGTAAACCTTGGCTTGCCATTTACATTCACATTCCGTCCAGAGTGGCAGTTCATTATGGATGATTACCGTAGCGCTATTGCTGATCCAAAGGTAGGCCCTACGAAGGTAGACGATTACATCCTTGGTAAGTATGGTGATATCGGATATATCCTTACAGCACCTACCAGTATCAATAAGACTGGAATTGCTGCAACAGGCGGTGCGGTAAAGAACCAGAAAGAGTTCAATTACCTACTTGGCAAGATGGATAAGAACGATACTCCAGGCCTTATTGGATTCCTTGCTAACTATGGCGTAACTGGAGAGCGTTATTCTGATGCTGCTTCTAACTACTTCCGTAATAAAGAAGTTCGTCCAGGTGGTACATACAAGTACACAGAACAACGCGACATTGAGCAGATCCTTGTTGATCGTGAGATAAGTTTAGGTTGGTCTCAATACACAAAAGTTGCACAAGAACGCGATGCGGTGCTTGCTCAGTGGAGGAAAAAGGGCTATAACACATCCAGTATTAACTCTACTGCCGCTAAGCAACTAGGTCTTGAAGAAACCTGGAAGTCAAAGGTTGCACAATTAGAAGAAACATATCCAGGCTGGGCAAAAGAAAGACAGTTCGGAATTTCAGACTTCAACAAGACCAAACGCTACATCCGTTCCCTAACAGATATTGCTTCTGACAAGAAATGGATGGATAAATACGGAAATGCTAGTAAGACGGGCATCAATACAATGGAAGCAGTGTCTGACTTCCTTGTCAATCGTACATATTTATCGCAAGAACTTGCAAGAAGAAAGACCATTGGCGGAAGTGCTACTCTGGACAACCAGCAGAATACAGACTTGAAGGATAGATGGGATAACTACATCTTGAATATGAAACTATGGTCAAATGGATTTGCTGATCTATATGACCGTTACCTAGAGAACGATAACTTAGAGGTGATAAAGCCGTGAAGACTCTTGAAGAAATCAAGGTAGAACTACGTAAGGCCAACCCTAAGTGGAGTGATACTAAACTTAATAACGAAGCCCAGGCTGCATTGATAAGACAACGAAGCGATGCTAATAAGCCAACCCTTGACTGGAACACTCCAGATAGCCAACAGGAAAGCGGAGTTCTATTTGGGTTTGGAATCAAAGACAGAGTTCTTCCTATTGAGGTCGAATCATTTATAGTAAACCTTATCAAGAATAACAAGTCTGCCTATGCAAAAGTTCAAAACGCAGTAAAGCAAGTAACTGGAAGAACTATCAGCGACCCATCAAGCCTCGGTTCTTGGGTAGGTCGTCTTGCTACCAATATGCTTAGAGATGAAGAAGTTGCAAAGAATGTAACTATCGAATCATTCCTTCGAGCAGCAGCAGGAGCAGGTGGTGGAGCAGGAACTGGTGCAGGTAAGTTACCAACCAAACAGATTTATCCTAAGACTCCACAACAGATTGCTGACATTGCCGAACAAGCATCTCTTTCAATTCGTGATATGGGCATATCTTCAGAAGAAATGAATGAAGGTTGGTATAAAGATCTTACCAAGGCCATTGAGAAGATGGTACAGCAAGGCGTTACTCAGAAGACCTATACAAAAGGTGGGTTCAAAGTTACTGAACAACAGGTTGGATTTACAGAAGAGAAGGCTGTGGCTGCTGCAACACAGGCTATTGCACGGGCTAAGCCAACAGATGTCCAACGTCAAGCAGATATTTCGTTTATGGATTGGGTTCGTCAGAATGCACCCAAAGATGTTGTAGGGGGTAGATAATGGCTAAACCTTCTACACCAGAACAGATTGCTTACGACCAAGAATTAGCACGCATTAAGACTCTTGATCCCAAAGACAGAGATAAAGCACGGAATGCTCTTTCTGTAAAATATCCTAATGGTCGTCCTTCAACTGGCACTACTTCACTTGGTTCCACTACTTCTACTTCTGTTTCGGGAGATGGCGATTTAGAGGCAACTCTTGGTATTGCACCTATCTTACTTACTGACGCATCTAAATATAAAGATGGCTTACTCAAGATCAAGAAACTTTACGATGCTAAGAATTTTGCTGGAGCAAAAGCAGAACTTGAGAAGTTCTTCCTATCCAACAAACTTACCGTAAATGGATTAGACCGATACACCCTTTCACTAAAGAATACAGATGCCTATAAAGAAGCGCTACGTGAGTGGCTTATACCTCTAAAGCAACAACTTGCTAAAGGCAACCTTGAACTTACAGATAAAGAACTAGAAGACTACTTCCTTAGGGGAACTTCAAGCACCATCATTTATGAAGATGCCTACAAGAAGAGCGTAGGTACTGGCCTTGGCCCAGAAAGAACTATTCTTAATACACTCAGCCAAATTGCAGAAAGAAACGGATTTAATCTACAAAGAGACTTTGCAAATAATCTGGCTAAGTGGCAGGAAGATTTACGCCTTGGCAAGCCTGCAGAAATAATTTATCAGCAGATACGCGATGCGGCTGCTGCTAAGCAGACTAACCCATTTATACAAAAACTTCTAAACGAGGGAAATAACCTCAGAGATATCTATGCGCCATATATCAACGCTATGGCCTCAACCTTTCGTATACCTGTAGATCAAATTCAACTAGATGATCCATTACTTGTAGGCGTAATTACTGACAAAGGTGGAATATCGCTTGGTCAGTTTGAGTCAAGGCTGTATTCAGATACTCGCTACAACTCTGCTCTCGGCACAGCAAAAATAGGTGACTATAAGCAAGTAATTACAGACTGGATTGTTCAGCAAGGATTTGAACTTGATGATGCTGCAATTACTCGTATCACTAATCAAGCAATATCACTTGGTCTAGCGCCATCATCTCCACAAATCAAGAACCTTGTAGATGCAGAATATACCTACACCCCAGGTTCAACACTTGGCGGTTTATCAGGAAAGCGTCTATCTAGCCTACGCCAGACCGCTGCTGCTAATGGATTTAACCTAGAAAAAGATTTTGGTCCACAACTAGATAACTGGCTTACTCGTATGAGTAAAGGCGAAGATATAGACACCTTTAACTCAATGATTCGTAATGCTGCCAAAATTGGATTACCTGAAGAGATTGGCAAAATGATTGATCAAGGTATGAACCTTGACACCATTATGAATCCTTACAGAAATGCCCGTGCAAGTATTCTTGAAATAAATCCAGATTCCATCCCACTTAATGAGTTAGTTCAAATGGCTATAACGGATAAAGGATTTGTTCCTGTATCTAAATTCAAACAAAATCAACGCAAAGATCCTCTTTGGCAAGACACAGACAATGCTCGCCAAGAAGCATCATCTGTTGCATATAATGTTCTTCGTGACTTCGGATTCGTGGGGTAAATAAAATGGCAGAAAAAAGATTTTCAAGTGCTTTGTACATTGACATCCCTGCGGAGAATTACTATACAACAGCAGATGACCCAAACAAACTAGGCTTTACTCAACGTGGCGGTCTGTATAAAGATGGCAAAGGTTTTACAGGATATGCCCCCGTTATTTCAGAAGGTAAGTTTAGCGGAAAGCAAAAACTATACATCAATGGTATTGCTGCCCAAGGTCTTATCAATGACAAGTTTTATCTTGGTGGCGATGAACAAACTAAAGAGCAAATTCAAAACCTTCCAGTTCAAACTATTCTTCCAGTTGCTGGTGAACTTGCAGCCCTTGGACTAAGGACCCCTACTGGTCGTGGTAGCGTTGAAGGTACAGAAGCGTTTGTAAGAGATGCTGCTGCTGAAGCAAAATTTTATGCAGACTTTAGAAAAGTTATGGCAAGAACTTCCAATCAGGCAAAACCAGCGCCAGCAAATGCAGCAACAACTGGAGGCTTCGGTGGCCCAGGTGGAATTGCTGGTTTTGTAAAAGGTAGTAAAGAATATTATGATTACTGGGCAAATGCCTCAGATGAAGCAATCTTCAGACTTACAGGTGGCGTAAATAAAGAAGGCAGACCAGCCTCAGCATTTGGAATTAACGATGTACTGCCTCCTGGTGAATCAAAATATGTTGATGCTGAATACACAGTTGTTAAGCAAGGCGGCGGAGGCGGCGGAACACCTTTTGGAAGTATGTCTGGCGCTGGCGGTACTGGTGGCGTTGGCAGTGCTAGAGATATGGCATATACAGCATCTGATGGAACTAGGTTTACAGATCAAAGTGCTTTTTCTAACTATCAAAAGATGCTCTCTGAAACTTCCGCTGCTCAGCAAAAGAAATTAGAAGATAGACGCTCTGCATTTCAGATTCTTAGAGAAGAATTTACACGGTATGGCCTTGGACAACTTGTTGGGGATATAGAGAACCTTCTTATCCAGGGAACTCCACCAGCAGAATATGCTTTCCAACTGCGTCAGACTCCTACATATAAACAACGCTTTGCTGCTAATGAACAGCGAATCAAAAAAGGTCTACGCGCTTTAGACGAAGCAAATTATATTGGCCTTGAAGACCAATACCAAGATGTAATGCGTCGTTATGGTCTACCAGAATCATACTATTCACGTGATGAGATTGGAACTCAAAAGGGTTTTGAGAAACTTATAGCAGCAGATGTTTCCAACATAGAACTTGAGAGAAGAATCCAAAATACGCAGTCACGCTTGTTTGATGCTAACCCAGAAGTTATGGCAGCAATGCGACAGTTCTATCCAAATGTTACAGGTGGAGAAATCCTTGCCTATGCGCTAGATCCTGAGACTGCTGAGCCATTACTATATCGTAAGATTGCAGCAGCAGAAATTGGTGGCGCTGCTCTACAGGCAGGATTAACAACTGGACTTTCTAGAGCAGAAGAACTAGCAGCAGCAGGTATCACTAAGGCTGCAGCACAAGAGCAGTACGGAAAGATTGCAAGTGGTTTAGAGCGTGGTAAGCGACTATCAGATATTTATCAACAACCTACTTACACTCAAGAAGTAGCAGAGGCAGAAGCCTTTGCTCTACCTAATGCTGAACAAGCACGTCGCCAAAGACGTAAACTTGGACAACTAGAGACCGCTGAATTTGGCGGCACCAGTGGAGTGACTGGTGGAGCGCTAGGGCGCGAACGCGCTGGACAATACTAAGGCCTGCTAACGGAACGACTGGCCCGTTAGAGAGAGATGAAGACCAGGAGTAGAAGCCATACAGAAAGCCCCCGAATCTGTATGAGGTCTACGTAAACTAAAAACGAATGGGAGAAGGACCTATGTCCAACTACGACTACGAAGATGACGACTTTGATACCGATAACGGTAATGACCTCGTCAAACAGTTGCGTAAAGCAACAAAGCAGAAAGATAAAGAACTGGCTGAACTAAAGGCACAGTTCGATACTCTTTCTAAAGCAAATAGAGAACGAGCAATCAAAGATGCCCTCGCTAGTCGCGGGGTAAATAGCAAAATTGCTTCATTTATCCCACAGGATATAGACCCAACTGAAGAGTCTGTATCTAAATGGCTGGAAGACTACGCCGATGTATTCGGTGTACAAACTCAGTCGAACCAGGCAACACCTAATGTGGATCCAAAACAAGCGGCTGCATATCAACGTATGACTAATGCTGTAGAACAGGGAGCAACTCCTGAGTTCCAAGCAGATGTTCATAGAAGGTTGATGAATGCAAGTACCCGCGAAGAGTTGGATGAAATTATTAGGTCGTCTGGACTCTAATTCCGAACCTAATCGAAAGGCACTAAAGTGGCATTACCTACAGGTACGCTAACTACGTCTTCGACAATCTCAGCGCTAGTCACCACTGCATACGATCAGTATGTACGTATGGCTCTTCGCTCCATCCCAGTGATGAGAGCGCTTGCAGATGTCAAGCCAGTACAGCAAGCGATGCCAGGTTCGTCAGTTGTATTCTCCATTTATTCAGATCTAAGCACCCTAACAGGTACTCTGAACGAGAGCAACGACGTAGACTCTGTCGCACTTGGCAATCCAAACACTGTTTCTGTAACTCTTAATGAGTACGGAAACGCAGTAACAACCACCAAGAAGTTGAACCTAACATCATTCAATGATGTTGATTCTGCTCTTGCTGACATCATTGCTTACAACGCAGCCGATTCAATCGACTCTGTTGTAGCATCTGTTCTAACTGGTTCCACAGGAACTAACGTAATCTACGGTGGAGCCGCAACTGGCACCAACTCTATTACTTCCTCTGGCACCATCACCGCTGCTAACATCCGTAAGGCTGTTGTGCAACTACGCAGCAACAAGGCAGTTCCTCGTATCGGAGAACTCTATGCTGCTTATCTACACCCACGTCAGTCTGCTGACCTCCGTGCCGAATCAGGCACTGGTGGATTCCAGGAGCTAACCAAGTACGTTGATCGTACTCCGTTCGTTGCT